GCGCTCAGATGTTCAATCAAGCGGGTAATCCGCGTATGGCGTATATGTACCAGCAAGCAGCTCAAGCAAGACAAGCTGAACTTGCTAATATTTCTCGTGCCCAGGCACAGCAAAAACTGTATGAGGCTCAGGCCCAAAAAGCAGGTAAAGAAGAAGACTTGACTAAATATGGTCGTCTCCAAAAAGTAGAAGTTGGGGTAGAAGGAAAACCAGATTACCGTCAACAGGCTCTTTATGATCCTCTTACTGGCGATACACAGAATATCGGTGCTCCTTATCGTGTTACTGCCGCGATTGCCGCTGAAGCAAAAGCAGGTGCTGCCGCGACAAAACAAAGTCAAGCAGAAGAAAAATCTTCCAAGGCAAAAGAAACTGTCAATACTTTGGTTGCAACTCTTAAAGATAGTTATGACCAATTGAATAAATTGGGAGGTATTGTCAGTACAGAACGAGGTGCTTTGGGAAATATCGCTGCACAGATTGGAACTACAGGTGCAGGTCAAATTGCTGGTGGTGCTATTGGTACTCAGACTCAAAAATATCGGAATCAGATCAAACAGACTCGCCCCCTGCTTTTGAACGCTATCAAAGAAGCCACAGGGATGACTGCAAAGCAGATGGATTCCAATGTTGAACTCAAGATGTATCTTGATGCTGCAACGAGTCCTGAACTTGGATATGAAGCAAACATTGCTGCTCTTTCCAATCTAGATAAATTGTATGGTCTTGGAATGGGTTTGAATACTCCTAAACCTTCTCAAAATGCACCTGCAAGTCCCAATGATCTTGCGGCTGCGGCTCGTGCTGAACTTGCACGTCGCCGTGGAGGTAAATGATGGATTTGTCCAAACTTTCCGATAAGGATTTGGAAGCTATTTCTGCTGGAGATATATCAGCAGTGTCCGATGCTGGGTTGAATATTCTTGCTGGTAAAGAATTGACTCCTATCCAGCAAATACGTGAACAAGGAATGCAAGTACCAGATTCCATGACAGGAGCTGCAAGAGGTGCCGTAGAGTCCGGTGCTCAGATTTTGACTGGAATTCCTGCTGCTGCTGCTGGCGGTCTTCGGGGTCTTTATGGTCTTGCTACTGGAGATACTGCTGAAGAAGCCGCTCGTAAATCACAGGCTCTTCAAGAAACAATGACCTATCAACCTCGAACTCAAGAGGGCCAGAGAATTTCGCAGGCGATTGGTCTACCTATCGAACTGGCCTCTAAAGGTGCAGGATATGTAGGCGGGAAGATCGGTAAGGCTATTGGAAATGAAGCCGCAGGGCAGACGATTGGGGAAGTTTCTCCGGTAGTCGCTGCTACTTTGTATGGTGGTGCCAAAGCGTTAAGTGGCGCTCAAGCATTACAGGCTGGTGGTGGGATCAAGACGCCTCAGATCATTCCTGAGTCAGTAAAAGATATTGCTCGTACTCGTTACGAAGCAGGACAAAAAGTGCTGGCTGAGAAAGCCATCCAACAGGCGGTTCCTGAAGCAGAACGGGCAAAAGTAGTATCTGCACTTGAACGCCGTGCGGAACCTATGGTTCCTGAAAGCACTGTTACTTCGGCTGATGCAATTGCACGGATGAACCGGGAAATGGCGCTCAAGGGCCAACCTGAGCGTTTTGGAGGCGGTCTTGTATCAATGCAGGAACAACTTTCAAAAGTACCCGAAACGTCCGGTCAACTTCGTACTATCCAACTCCAACAGGAAACTGCTCGGGCCAAGGTTTTGGCTCAAGGTGCTGGTACTGAAAAGCAATATTCGACAGCGGTTGCTCTACGTAAAGCCAATGCAGAACAGAATTATGGTGCTATTAAAGACAATCTTGTAAGAGCCGATCAGGAATTGGTAGGAATGTTTTCTCGTCCTTCTATGGAAAAAGCTCTCGCTAAGGCAGAACAACTAGCAAGAGAAAAAGGTGATGCTTTTGCCATTGGTGGAGATGCTGGAGCTTTTCCGATCCAAAGTCTTCAATATGTAAAGATGGCGCTTGATGATATGACCAAAGACCCTAAAAACTATGGTCTTGGCGCTACTGAAGTTAAATTGATTGGCGATACCCGTAATCAATTCATGGGTTGGATTGAGAAAACCGCTAAACCTTATGCCGATGCCAATAGGGCTTATGCTATTGATTCTCAACCTATCCAGCAAATGGATTTGTGGAGATTGATGCAAGATAAATTCGTTACACCTACGGGTAAAGAGGCTCCAGGCAGTTATCTGAAAGCTCTACGCGACCAGACAAAACTGATCAAAGATGCAACTGGATACCGAAAAGGAACTAGCGTAGACAAGATTTTCAATACCGAACAATCTGCTCTAGCTGCACGTTTGGCTGCTGAGATGGAGATGGAACTGGTAAAGAAACGTATGGCAAGTGAGGTAAATGTTACCGGAGTGGGTAAATTTGCTGAGATTTCCGAGCCTCAACTTCCTCGCATGATCAATACGACAAGTACCGTTGCGAACTGGCTTATCAAGATGCTGGGGAAGGATGCGAACGTTCCTGTCAATCAATTCGCTGCTGAAATCCTTGCCGATCCGAAGAAAACCGCTGCTGTACTGAAACAGATCAATCCTGATTATCGACCTGGAGTCTTGAAGACATTCAAGGATATCGCATCCTCAAAAGGTACATTGGCTACTGGTTCTGCATTGATGGAGAATCAATAAATGGCTCGCAAGACATATCTTCAGTTGGTTAATGCAGTTCTCACGAAACTACGTGAAGATGAAGTATTGACTGTTTCCGCTACTACTTATAGTAGTCTTATCGGTATTCTTATTAATGAAGCAAAGCGTGAAGTAGAAGATTCGTATGCATGGAATGCATTGAAAGATACTATTACATTCACTACTACAGCGAGCGGATTCAGCTATTCATTGACTGGTTCTGGACAGCGTTTCAGTGTGATTGATGCATATAATCAGACTTCTCAAATACAGATTCATTCAATTCCTACTAAGAACATGAATAATATGATTATCACAAGTAATCAACAGGGAGAACCAGTCTGGTATAACTTTAATGGTAGTGATGTTAATGGAGATACTCAAGTAGACGTATATCCAATCCCCAATGGACCATATCAGCTATATTTCAATCTGATAATTCCACAAGCCGATCTTTCTGTGGATACGACAGGTATTTTTGTTCCTGATGAACCAGTAGTTCTAAATGCATATGCTCGTGCAGTCGTGGAACGTGGTGAAGATGGAGGTATATTGAGTGGTGAAGCCTATGCTTTATATAAGCGTAGTCTTGCGAATCATATTGCTCTGGATCAGTCTCGACAACCTGATGAAACCTTGTGGGTGCCGGTTTGAAACAGATCACACCTTTCTCCATTCAGGCTCCAGGTTTCTATGGACTTAATCTATCTGATAGTCCGGTAGACCTGTCAGCCAATTTCGCCTTGGAAGCGAATCATTGTGTTATCGACAAGTTTGGTCGTGTAGCTGCTCGTAAAGGTTGGACAAAAGCAACAACCACAAGCGCCGATCTTGGGACTGTGGATATCTGTTGTATTGGTGAACTGATTGGGAATGATGGTGTTTCAACCATCCTATTTGCTGGGAATAACAAACTATTTAAGTTAGTGGGTACTACCGCTACTTTACTTACGTATGGTGGCGGTGGAGTTGCTCCTATCATTTCTGGAGATGAATGGAAGTTTTGCCAGATTAATGGAATAGCGATGTTCTGGAAGACTGGACATGACCCGCTCATCTATGATCCAGCAGTCTCCACAACCACTTATAGGAGACTGAATGAGAAAACTGGTACGGCAGGTACTATACAACAGGCAAATGAAGCCATAGCGGCTTATGGACGTGTCTGGTGTGCTGATATCGCCGCTGACAAGCAAACTGTCTATTTCTCCGATCTTCTGGCACCGCATGTTTGGACTGGCGGTACTTCTGGGAGCTTAAATATCGATGATGTTTGGCCGATGGGTGGTGATCAGATTGTTGCTCTTGCTTCCCATAACAATCGGCTTTTTGTCATGGGTAGGAAGCAGATTCTTATCTATGCTAACGCTACCGATCCAGCAAATATCTTCCTTGAGGATTCTATAACAGGAATTGGATGTATTTCTAGAGATACAGTACAAGCCACAGGAACAGACATCCTATTTCTATCTGATACTGGTGTACGAAGCATGATGCGTACTATTCAGGAAAAATCAGCTCCCATGAGAGATATTTCTAAGAATATCCGTGATGATTTA